GACTGCACTCGTATAAGGATGTTATCTACGACTTGTAAGTCGTGATAACAGACGGCTACGGTTAGAGCTGTCGTTAGACTGCGATAATCCGTAGGCACTAAACGCAGTAGAGGAAACGGTTTTGCCGTTTTCGGTTACTGCGAACTTGATGTCGCGACCATCGAATAGATGGGCAAGCGATTCAAGTTGGTTGTCGGTAGCAATACCGTCTAGTAAAGTATAACGACCTTGGTCGTTCATACTTGCTAGTAAGGTATGCTTGTAGTTTCCACAGGCACTGTGGAAGATACACGACAAACCTGAAGTGCCGTCTTGCTTTGTGAAAGGCTTAGGTTCTTCGATGGCAGAGCCAGTGAAGATACCTGCCTGAGCAGCAAGGCGTGGTGTAGAAACACCAAGACTGTCGAGATGAGACATCATCGAAGACATTGCAGGGGTTTTCGCACCCTGCGAGCGTTTCTCAGTAGTAGCCTTGCTACTCTGAGAAGCTTTGCGAGCTTTTGACATAATTAATAAAATAAGTTACTATAAAAAAGGATAAGCGAACGAATGTGAGCGCAAGCTACAGAAGCACAGTATGTGCGTAGGGTTGTGTGGCGGAAAGTGTTATGCATAGGGCCGTGCCCTAAAATAACGCGTGCGGCGGGGGGCTACAGACATGGGGTTCACCTTTTCGAGAATACACAAAATTTTTTTGTGAAACTTTTTATACTTTTGTAAAATGAGCGATAAAAGTAAAATGGGTACAGAAACGTCTACGCCGAAACTAAGTTATTATGTTGGTAAAGCGAAGAAGAAGGTAAAGGATTTGTACAACAAAATCAAAGATAATTTAGATGAGCCTATGTTCAAAACTGGTTTAGATAGCCAAATGAATATAGCTAAGGCGAATAAGTATGGTACTTTTAAGAAAGGTGGGAGAGTAAAAAAGAGAGACCCGAAGTTGGTTAGGGCAGGTGTGTCTGGGTATAATAAACCTAAACGAACTCCTAAACATCCTAAAAAGTCTCACGTTGTGGTTGCGAAGATGGGGGATAAGACTAAGTTGATTCGTTTCGGGCAGCAAGGGGTGAGAGGTGCTGGAAAGAATCCAAAGAGTAAAAAAGATAAAGCAAGAAAGAAATCTTATTATGCAAGACATAATGCACAAGATGCTAGGCCTAATAAGTTTTCTGCAAGATATTGGTCTCATAAGGTCAAGTGGTAGGGGATGAAGAAGTCTAAATATTATTATGATTATACTAGGAATATGAGCGTAGAACAAGAAATGAATTTTTTTCAAAACAATAACTGCAAGTATAATACTTGTTTAAAAGAAACGTGCGATTGCTGTAGAGGGTTACCTGAATGTCCGTGGACTGAGTGTTTATGTAGAAAAGATGCTAGTCTTTGGGATAGGATAAAAGAAATTGTTTATGCCTGGTTTAAAAAAAATTAAGAAACCATCCATATCTAATACACTTATCTATCAATTTAATGTTGGTGGGAAGTACAAGAAAAAACGTGACCCAAAGGTAGGTACAGGAAAAAAACCAAAGGGTAGTGGGCGTAGATTATATACTGATGAAAATCCAAAAGATACTGTAAGTATTAAGTTTGCTACACCTGCTGATGCTAGAGCTACTGTAGCTAAGGTTAAAAAAATTAACAAGCCTTATGCTAGAAAAATACAAATCTTAACTGTTGGTGAACAACGAGCTAAAGTAATGGGAAAGACTGAAGTTGTTCGTATATTCAAAAGAGGTAAAGAGCAGTTGAGGAAAACTCATAATAAAAAAAAGTAAAAAGACTTGTAGTATGCAGTAAGTAGGCTTAACTTTGTAGTCTTCTTAATACTATGTATTCTTCATAGTTTGATTTTTGTTTTGTTAAAAGGCCTTTCGTAATTGGAAGGTCTTTTTTTTATATCTTTGTTTCATGAGTAAAAAAGACGCTTGTTATCACAAAGTAAAAAGACGATATAAAGTTTTTCCATCAGCTTATGCTAGTGGAGCAATAGCTAAATGTCGTAAGGTTGGCGCTGCTAACTGGGGTAACAGTAAAAAGAAAAAAGACGAAGGTGGCATTATGAATAGTAAAAACGAAAGTAAAAAGCTTATGGAGGTTGCTAAAGGATTAAGAGGCGCTTCTAAGAAACACGCAGGACAAGCTAGGGTAATAGAAAGTCATGTGAAAAAAATGAATAAGTCTCGTTATCACGGAGGAACTATCCGTCAACACGACTAATGGCAGTAAGAAAAACTAAAAAAGGTTTAGCTCTTAAACGCTGGTTTAAAGAGAACTGGGTTGATGTCAAAACAGGCAAGCCTTGCGGTAGACGTAAAGGTGAAAAGCGTGGTACGCCATATTGTAGGCCAAAGAAACGTATAAGTAGCAAAACTCCAAAGACTGCATCAGAATTAACTGCTAAAGAAAAAAGAAGCAGAATAGCACAAAAAAATAGATTGGGACAGCCTGCTGGCAAACCAAGAAGAGTTAAATCACTTAGAAGACAAAACAAGAAACGCGGAGGAGTAATATCCAAATATAATTATTCTGGAAAAGATTCTGCAAGAAGAATGGATGTGAATTGTGCATATGGTAACTCCCCATATTTACAATACAATTAACCCACTCCGTTAGGATGGGTAAAAAAAATTCGACGCTACGCGTCTCATTTTATTATGTTTGTGAAAAATTATAAAACTCCTTACGGTGAACTAATAGTAGAAGAAGACAATGTTAATGTCAGGCTAGAAATCAATTACGAAAACTTTATGAGAATATTTGAAGATGAGGAAAAGATAATTCCTTTTCTAATTGATGAAGGTTATTTATTCAAGGAGTGTAAAATATTTATGGGTAACAGAAATCATGTTAACTATTACTATGAGGAATATGATGAAGAACTTGAAGTAAATGTTTCTCGTAAAACAAGTTATCCTATAGGGCCAATAAATTGGAAAGCTATATATTATTTTAAACTTAGATAATGTATATATTAAATATTGATAAGAAAGGGGATGTAAGAGTACAAGATGAAAATGTAACTCTTGTACCAGAATTTATGGCTGTATTAAACGAAGAAGGTTTAGGTAGTGATGCATTAAAATGGGTAGCACTTATGACTGATTATGATAGTCCATATTCCTATTTACCCATTGAAGAACGAAAAAAAGTTGTCACAAGAGACATATATGGGAAATATAATATTAAATTTGCAAATAGGAAGGTTATTGACAATGCTGTTGAAAAGTATAAAACTTTGCAGTTTGACCCTTTAGATGAGCAATATATAGCCTTTAATAAAAAAATAAATGAATATACGGTTCTTATGGATAAAATGCCAGTGACACCTGACAATGCAGCCGATATTCAAAAGATAATGATTGGTATTGAGAAGGTGCTTAATACCAGACAAAAAATTATAGACGCTATAGAAAAGCGCGGTAAAAGACAAAAGATACAAGGAGGCAGAGAACTTTCTTTTCTTGAGTCTAGATTTGAAGCAAGTAATAATAAATAGTAAAAAAAATGCCTGACGACAAAGAAAAAAAAGACAAGCCTGTAACTAAAGAAGTTGAAGGTGGAGGAACAGTAACAATAGACTCTCCTACAAGTAAGACATATAAAGGTGATGCCGCTATTAAAAGATTAATGGAGGTTAGTGGTATGTCCAGAGCGGAGGCTATGAAAACATTAAATGCTAGTAAAGACCAAAAAGGCGAAGGCGGTACAATGAAAGACAAACGCTATGGCAATGGTGGAATAATGCAACATGATTAATAATTAACTAATTAAATTTTAGAAAAATGCCAGACAATAATAAAGATGACAGAAATCTTTTCCAAAAACTAAGAGACGAAGGAAAACAAATCATATCGGGACTTAAAAACCTAGACCCAGATGAGTATAGACCTTCATATAATATAGGAGACTTTAAAAGAGGTTATAGCTCTGAAGAAAAAAGACAAGCAGCCGAAAGAGCAAATAAATCTAAAGCTTATGGTGGTACTATGGGTATGAAGAAAGAAAAAAGTAAAGGTGGAAAACATAATGCTCCAAAAATGGCTGATAAGCGATATGAGCATGGTGGTATCATTCAGCACGACTAATATTAAATTTTAATAATATGCCTGGACAAAAAACAGATGCTAAGGGAATGACTCGTAAAGAGTTTAACAAAGCACGTAAAGAAGCAAATAAAAAAGCTAAAGAGCTTTTAGGTGGTGGTAAAAAGTATCGTCAAAATAAAGTTCGTAGAAGTGACTTTGGTAATATTACTATTGGTAGTGATGAAGTTTCTCCTCTTACTGGAGCTGAGTATACTGAATTCAATGATGAATTTCGTCACGGCGGCGTATTAAAACAACATGACTAAAATCAGATTTAATCCTGAAAAGTATTGCCCAGTCATTACAAAAGGATTTCCTGATTTTAATGTTGAAAGCATTGAATACGCTGAGTGGTGGGATGAGCAAATAGATAGATGTAAGAATGGCTATAAGCCAGCAGGTATGCCTAAAATTACAGGCAAACATTATTTCTATTTAAATTTCTATAAGATACTTAGAAGCTCAGGCGACACAGGCGGAAGAAAAATATTAGCAGACCCTTGGTACAGACATCTCGATAAAGAATATTTCGATTTGTTTGATACCTGCAAAGAAGAGCAAAAGGGTATGATTATTATAAAGGCAAGGGATAAGGGGTTCTCATATATGAACTCTGGTATCCTTGCACACGAATATACGTTTTACCCATACAATGAGGTGGGTATCGGTGCAGGTTTAGAAAAAACTGCAACAGCGTTCTTTGACAAAGTTAAAAAAGGGCTTAATGCTCTACACGCAAACATTAGACATTCTTCACTAAAAGATACTAATGAGCTTATACGTTCTGGTTTTAGAAGAAAACGAGAAGATGGTAAGTGGGAAGTAGGTGGTTATCAATCTGCAATATATTGTAGAACTATGGATAACCCTGAAGTATTTAAAGGTGAGCGTTTAGGAGTTATGGTATTTGAAGAAGCAGGTGAATTTAAACATTTACTTAACGCTTATATGTCATCAAAAGCTTGTTTTATGGATGGAGATATACAATTTGGTGTACCCATTATTGGAGGAACAGGTGGTGATATAGGAAAAGCTTCTAAAGATTTTATGGATATGTATTACAATGCAGATTCATTCAACTTAATACCTATGTTTATTCCAGCATCAAGAGCATACTATGGTTTTTTTGATGTTAAAACTGGTGAAGAAGATGAGAGTGGAGCTAAAGATAAGTTGTTATTAGATAGAGAAAAACTACAAGATAAAGAAGATAGAACAGCATATAACTTACATATACAAAACTATCCACTTACTGTAGAAGAAGCTTTCTTAAAAACTAAAGGTTCTAGATTTAATATAGCTTTAATTAACGCACAAAGAAGTAGAATATTATCTAGCAAGTCTTTAGAAAAACAAATAAGTAGAGGTTATTTAGAATGGAAGTTTGATGATTCAGGTAAAACTAATCAAGTAGAATGGATAGCAGATAAGAACGGCCCTTATAAAATACTTAACCATCCAAAAGATTTTAAGAATCTTTATGTGGGTGGTATTGACTCATATGACCAAGACAAGGCAGGTAAGTCTACTTCTCTTGGTTCAGCTATGGTATATCAAAGGTTTTTAAATTTAAATGAACCTGGAGATTATCCTGTAGCAGAATATACAGAAAGACCACCAACAGCAGATGAGTTTTATGATGGTTGTCTTAAATTAGCTGTATATTATAATACTAAAATGTTAGTTGAGTATACAAGAATAGGTATACTTGATTATTTTAAAAGACAGGGAGCTTTAAAATATTTAAAAGAAAAACCTGCTAGTGCACATAGTCCTCATTCAGTTGCTAGAAATAGATATGGACTACATATGACAAAGCAGGTAAAAGATTTAATGGAGCAAGTAATAGATGATTATCTAAAAACTAATGTAGAAGATGTTTGGTTTATAGATTTGTTAGATGAACTTGCTGATTATGGTTTGAGAAATACAGATAGAGTATTTGCTTTTGGTTTATGTTTATTGCATAAACTAGACGAATATAAAAAGAAAGTTATTTTAGAAGAACAGAAAGAAAAAAAATTAGGGTTTATATATTACAAAAAACAAGGCGGCAGACTTGTTCCGTATAAAAAATAAGATATGTCAAAACAATTTCCACAACAAAACGTACCAGAAGAAAAAAAAGATAAAGCATGGTGTGAATCATGGGTTGATGCAATTGTAGATTACATAGGACACAAAGGTAGCTCATATAATTCTACTAGAATTAGAGATATTGAAAACTATGAATTATATAATGGTAAATTAAACGATAGAGATTTTATGTATATTACAGAGCAGTATGGGCAACCATATCCAGCTTCTATGCAAAACTATCCTATCATTACTCCAAAAATAGATTTACTTGTTGGTGAAGAATTAAAAAGACCACTAGACTATAAAGTTACTACAGTAAACAAAGAAGCTATAATTAGAAAAGAAGATTTTAAAGTTTCTATAATTATGAACAAATTACTTGAAGATGTTCATAGAGAGATTAAAGAATATTCAGATGTAGATTTAAATATAGAAGGTGGTGATTTTCCAATGCCTGAAGATATAGATGCATATATGCGCTACAATTATCGTGAGATGGTAGAGGAAACAGCTCAAGATGGATTAGAATATTTAGTAAATACATATCGTCTAAGAGATTTATTTTCACATGGATTTAGAGATTTGCTTGTAACAGGTAAAGAGTTTTATAAAGTATATGTTAGAAATGGCGACCCTTATGTAAGAAGAATAGACCCTAGAAATTTTGTGTACGATATACCTTTTGATAGTGATTATTTAGATGAAGCAATGTGGGCGGGTGAAGAAAGATGGATGACTGCAAATGAAATACTTGATGAATACCACGACTATCTTAATGAAGATGATGTTAAAAAGATAGAGGCTATGAGACAAGTTGGTGGGCCAGATGATTTATCTCATTATAATAGTCAATATGAATGGGTGGATTATCATAGAGATAAAGGCTCTAGAGTTAGAGTAGTTTCTGTAGAGTGGAAATCTATAAGAGCTTTACAATATAAAATATCTCCTAATAAATATGATGAAGATAAACCATTTAAAAAATTAGTAGGAGCAGGATATAAGCCAAAGAAAAATGATGTTATAGAAACTAGATATGTTGATGATATTTGGGAGGCTACTAAAATTGGTGGAACAATTATGGTGCAATGGAGACGAAGACCTAATCAGGTTCGTTCAGTAGACAATGTATCAAAAGCTAACTTGTCATATATAGGTTTAGTTAAAAATAATACAGGAGGCAAAACTATGTCTCTTGTAGATTTATTAAAGCATATACAAATGCTATACAATGTTGTTATGTATCATATAGAGCTTACATTGTCTAGAGCAGGTGGTAAAGCTGTAGTATATGATGTATCGCAAATGCCTACAGGTTTAGGTATGGATATGCAAACTATATTGTATCATATAAAAAATGATGGTATTATACCTATAAACTCAAAAGATGAGGGTAATCAAACCTCATCATTCAATCAATTTCAGCAAGTAGATTTTACATTATCTAATTCTGTTCAGCAACTTATTAATTTAAAAATGATGCTAGAACAAACTGCTGGACAAATATCTGGTGTTACAAGACAAAGAGAAGGTTCTGTAGGTCAATATGAGCAGGTAGGTAATGTTCAAAGAAGTGTTGTATCTTCCGCTACAATAACAGAAACTTGGTTCTATCAACACAATATGTTAAAGCGTATAGCTTTTGAAAGAATGGTAGAGTTAATGAAGGTTTGTTGGTCTCAAGGTAAAAAAGCAGGTTTCTTTTTAGGTGATGGAGCATTTAACTTTTTATCAGTATTTCCTGATATTGCATTAAATGATTATGGTGTGTATATAGGAGATTCTGGTAGAGATGATAATATTAAATTACAAGTACAAAATCTTGCTCAGTCAGCATTACAATCAGGCTCAATAACAATGCTAGACATTATAAAAGTATTAAAAGCTGATAGTATGACTGAAGCAGAGCATATACTAGAAGCTGGTATGGAGGCTGTAAAAAAATCACAACAAGCACAGATGCAAGCACAACAACAGCAACAACAAGCGGCTATGCAATCTGATGAGGCTAAAAGAGCACATCAAAAAGAAATAGCAACCATAGAAGCTAACGCAAGAATAGAGTCTGCTAAAATTATGTCAGAAGGTAGAATAGAAGAAGCTGAAATACGTTCTCAGGATAGTAGAGATATAGCTGATATGAAAGAGAAAGTATCTATGGATAAGAAAGTTTTAGAAGCAGATTTAAAAGAAGGTAAGTAATTTTATATATATTTGCAAAATAGGGAGTAATAAAAAAACAATTATATGTCAGAAGAAAAAAAAGAAGGACTTATTGAGGAAACTATAAAAGAAGAAACCAATGAGTTTGATGCAGCAGCATTTACAGCAGCTAAAACAGTTGATACTGAAAATGCAGAAGAAACAGAAACAGAAACAGAAGAAGTCGTTAGTGAAAGTAAAACTGATAGCTCTGAAACAACTTCAGAAGAATCCGAAGATGGATTTTCTTGGGATAATATCAAAGTTGAGGAAGAAAAAACAGAAGAAGAAACGACAGAGAATAATGAAGATTCTTGGAACTTCGAAAATGAAGAAACTGAGAATGAAAGCGAAGATACAAGAACTGTAGAATCGTGGGAAACTTTAGCTAATGATTTAGGTCTTGAGGTTCAGTCATACGACCAATTAGTTAAAGCTATAGATTCAGCCGTGAATCCTGTACCTGTAAATGATAAAGTAACACAACTAAGAAGTTATTTGAAGTTTACAGATAAACAAATTATGATGGCTGATTATGTTGCTCAGGGGATGACAAAAGAAGAAGCTAAAAGAGAAGTTGATAATCTAGATTCAGTAGGATTATTAAAAAGAGAAGCTTTAGCTTTAAAGAAAGATATAAGAAATGCAGCAGATGCTGAAGAAAGAAGATTAGTTGAAGAACAAAGAAATTCTGAAGCAGAAGAAATAAAAGCTGTAGAAGAAAATAGAAACCAATTAATAAACTATTTAAAAGAAAATGAAAGATTCTTTGGTGGTAAGGTTTCAAGAAAAGAAAGAGAAGACATCTTTAAGTATGTTACTTCAGGTGGATTTGATAATGATATGAATGCATCCCACGCCAATGTTGCACAGATGGCATTCTTATGGAAGAATCACAAGAAGATATTTAAGATGATTTCTAATGATGGTTTCGAGAAAGGAAAAAGTTCAGTTCTCGATAACATAACTTCTCCCGATTTAGGTAGAAGAGCTGGAGCTAGGAAGGCGCCAAAGCCGTCAGGTTTTGACCCTGCTCAGTTTATGGCTAAATAGATTGACTATGCAAAAGGGGTCAATCAGAGTAAACAAAGATAAGAGCAAAGCTCAAGATTGGATTACTTAATTTCCTTTATTAAAAAAAGTTTTAATATTTTAAATTAAGAGTAAGATGAAAATTACAACAGGTACATATTCGTCGGCTAACCAAGAGTCTAACTCGGTTGTTGCGAATTTGATTAAGTATCCAGAGATTGCAAAGACATTAATTGATTTGTATCCTCGATACACATTAACATACTTGCTAGAAAAAGCAGGTAGAGGTGCGAGAGAAAAAGTTTTAGGTAACAATTCTTTCGAATGGAAAGTAATGGGTCGTTATAGCCGCCCAGCTATTTTAAAAACTGCACGAACTAATGCTACTGCAACTGCTGTAGGTGCTACAACAGCTAACGGTGAGTTTATCTTTGAAGATACAACAGCAGAGCCATGTGCACTACAAGTAAATGATAAAGTTCGTTTCCCTGATGGAAAGCGTGCAATTGTTAAAGCTGTAGATAAAACTACGACTCCTGGACAGGCAGACGTAGATTTCGTTATGTTAGATGCTATAACAGGTTCTGGTGCTTCTTTACCAGACTATGCAGCAAATGATGTATTCGGTGTTATCGGTACAGCATTTGGTGAAGGTTCTTTAGGTTCTGCGGTAGGACAAAACTTAGTGTATCCAGATACATATAAGAACTGGTTAACTACACACAGACGTAAGTCAGTTATTACAGGTTCTGCTTTAACAGATGTAACTTGGATTGAAAATAACGGACACCGTTTATGGTACTTTACTGCTGAAGATATTAAAGAAAAGCAGTTTATGTATGAAATGGAATTACAAAGATGGTATGGTAAAGCTTCATATGCTGCTTCTTCAGCAGATGATTTCCCTGGTGATAATGGTGATACATTAGTAAATGATGCAGCATTAGGTGGAGAAATTGTTACTGGTGATGGTATATTAGAGCAAATTGATGCAGTTAATCAAGCTACTTATACAGGTGGTAGTTTAACTGAGGAAATTATTACTGAGTTCATTGCTAAGTTAGCATTAAGTTCTCAAATGCCAGAAGGTAATGAGTATGTAGTATTTACAGGTATGGAAGGTAAGATTGCGTTCCACCAAGCTATGAAAAACTTAATTGTTGCTAGCGGTGCTGGTGGTGCTACTATCTTTGATTCTTCTGCAGGTCGTGATATTGAGTTAGGTGGTAACTTTACTACTTACTATGCATTAGGAAACAAAATTACTTTGGCTTACTGCCCAGTATTTGATGACCCTAACGTACACTCAGCGACAGTATCTGATACTGATTCATTTAGCGCAGCTAGAAAGAAAGAATCAGGTAAGATGGTATTTATGGACTTTGGAAGTACTTCAGGTGTTTCTAATGTTGAATTAATTGCTAAAGGTGCTGAAGGTATTAACAGAAACTACATCAAGAAATATGTTCCTGGAATGGTTAATCCATTTGATGCAGGTTCAATGATGGCTGCTTCTGGAGATGATAACTTCGAATGTCACTTATTATCAGAGTCAGGAATTATTGTAAGAAATCCACTTTCTTGCGGTATCTTGTCTGCTGTATAATTAATAATTATTAGAGGAGGGGTTAATACCCTTCCTCTTTTTTAATATGGGGAAAACAATATATAAATTAATAGATGGTAAACTTGTAGATGTTAATGACATACCACAAGAGCCAGATACAGAAAAACATTTTAGGTCTGCATATATGAGTGTACCTAAATTAAAATGGGGTAAACCCAAGGGAGCATCCAGCCCAAGAATCCAAGCTAATAGCAAAGGACAATTAAAATGGACTAAAGGGAGTAATAACAAATAAATTTTTAATATGCCACACTTTGTAACAATAACGGCTAAAAAACCTAAGAAGATGGGATTCTTATCTTTTTCTTCTTACAATAATCGAAAAGGTATTCGACAAGAATTAGTAGACAACAATGGACTTGTAATGAGAGAGTTTACTATGGAACGACCTGTTCTAACATTAAACTTAGATAATGATTTTCATGTAAGATTATATGAATTTATTAAAGACCATCCATTAACACATCAAGGACTTGTTAAGGTTGAAGACCAAACAGAAAAAGAAATGTTAGTAGCAGAAAAAGCTATTAACTCTGCGGATGCTGTAATTATTGCAGCTAAAATGAATACAAAAGAATATCGTGATTTTGCTAAACTTGCAGGGTTTGGACAAACATCTAATGATGAAGTTTTAAAATCTAAAGTTATTAAAATGGCTTATGATAATCCAACTAAATTTTTAGGTATATATCATGATGATGATAAAGAAATGAGAACATTTTTACATGATGCTATATCAAGTAAAATATTTCAATTTAGTAATGGCACCTGGAAGTATGGTAACATTAATGTAGGATTGACTAAGGATTCAATTATTGTATGGCTTAAAGATAATATAGATGTTTATGCACTTTTAAAAAATGAAATGCGTAAGCCTAAAAAAATTAAAGCTACAAACAAAATGAAGCCTGTAAAAATAAAAGAAATAGATGACTAATACTGTTGCCTTAGAAACTATAAGATTATTATTAGATAAAGCTGATGCTCCGTATTTTACAGATGCAGAGATACAAACCTTTATTGAACTTGCGACACACGATTTTGTAGAACAAAATTATTCAAGATTTGAAACTAATCAAGAGTCAAGAGATAATTTAAGAACATTGGTTGTAGAAGATACAACTTCTATAACTAGTGATACAGTAGCATATCCTGCTGATTTTAGATATTTCTTATCAGCAAATGTTACAATCAATAATATACCTTATAGTTTAAAGTTTTACCAAATAGATGATGTAGATGCTACTATAAATGACCCATTCAATAGAGCTTCAGCTACTAATCCTATATTGGTAAGTCAAGGTAATACTCTTAGAATTATAGGCGCTGTGCCAGCATCAGGTGTTTTAAGATATTTACAAAATCCTACAATGGATACAACTGCAGGTAATCAAATAAATGACTTACCTCAACATACACATTTTGAAACAGTAAATATAGCGGCAAGAAAGATGCTTGCTAATATAGATGCTTCTAAACAATTCTATGCTGCTCAAGCTGGGGAGACAGCAGCACAGAACAGATAATATTGCTCCCCTGCAATCACGTGGAATGGGCTCGAGTAATTATTTAATTACGACGGCCCATTTTGCTTATAATTATATTATTTTTGTAGTATGGCTACATTAAACGAAATAGCGTACAATATTAAAAACATTGCAACCAATGGTAGAGCTTCTGATGATTTTGATATATCACTATCACAAATCAAGCTGTGGGTTATTTATCATAGAAATAAAATATTGCTTGAGATTACTAACAACGGTAAGTTTATACCCTTACAAGTAGAGCAAGATTTAGGTACAGTACCTGTAATTAAAGTTGATAAGGCAGATGCGCCAGGAGTAATTTATGGTGAGAATGTATATAAAGTTAGTTATCAAAACTATAGTCGTACTGGAATTTTACCACAGTTTTTAAAGTTTAACAATAAAAGAGGAATAACTTTTGTAGGTCTTGTAGATAAAGTTACACCTATACCATTAATAGACGAGCATAATATTTACTTAGGAAAGTATAATAGATTTGGTAAAAATCATAGAAGAGCATACTTTATAGATAAAGAACTATATTTAGTTTTACCATTAGATAACGAAATGTCTTATGTGAATATTAGAGGTATACTACAAGACCCTAGAGATGGAGATAAAATTAATGGAACAAGTCAAACCTTACCATTAATTAGATATGATGATGAAATAACACCATTTCCATTTCCAGATGAGCATTTACCAGTATTGGTAGATAGAGTATTAAAATCAGAGTTGGCTTATACATTAAGAACACCTCAAGATAACTTTAATAACGGAGTAGAAGATTTCTCCGTAGCAGGAAAGAAAGTTGGTAAGTAAGACGTATAAACATAAATATATCGCAATAGATGAGATATATGAGCAATTAGGGGACAATATAGACATTAGTCTAAAAGAGTATAAAAAGCTCTTAAAATCATTCTATAATGCTTTTACACAAGAAGTGGTATATAGCAGAGAGGTTGTACATTTACCTAATAATATGGGTTATTGTTATATAAAAAAGAATGAACATAAAAGACCTTTTCATATTAGAGTTGATTGGGCAGAAACAAAAAAGCAGGGAGAGTTAGTAAAGTATAAAGTTCCTATACTTGATGACTATTATTATAAGTTAATGTGGCATCGGAAAGGAACTATGGGTAAGTGTAAGATTATGCCTTTAACATTATTGAAAGATAGTATAAAGGATTTTACTAAAGAAAACGACTTTTAATTATGTCACATAAAGGAAAAACAAGTATATATACAGTAGCTGCTGCAGTAGCTCGTAATTTAGGTTTGCGAGATACAAATAATCATATTATAAATTTTATTGAATGGGCATTTGAAGCTGAAATTAAAATAGGTTCAAAAGATACATTTTCTGAAATAACAGTAGAGCTAGAAGTAAAAAATAAAAAAGTTAAGTTACCCTGTGACTTTTACAAGTTAATTGATTTAAAAGCAGGTAATACTTTTTATTTACCTACAAATCATACATTCAGAAGCGATAAAGATTCTGGCGGTAAGTCACAAAGATATTATGTTGATGATGAGTTTATTCATTTTTCTAGTGATGTAGATAAAATAAAAATATCTTATTTAGGAATACAAACAGATGATGAGGGCTTTCCATTAATAGAAACTTCACATGTAGATGCTGTATCAGCATATATTATGTGGAGACATAAAGCCATAGATTATTATAATCAAAAACTTCCTCAGTATATATTTAAAGATTTAGAAAAAAGATGGTATTGGTTATGTGGACAAGCAAGAGGTAATGACAATATGCCTTCACAGCATGAAATGGAGGCAGTTGCTAGAATGTGGAATACATTAGTTCCTATAATAACTAATAATGGATTTAAGAATTTATAATGAGCAACACAAGAAAATCTAAACCAGAAACATTTAATAAAGGTATTGTTACTGATGTTACTGAGCAATTACAACCTGCAGGAAGTTATAGAGATGCTACAAATATTCGTATAACTAGTTTAGATGGTAAACATTTTGCAGCACAAAATATAAATGGTACTAGCATAAAGGTAACATTAAATCCTATTCCAGGTAAAGAGTTATTTGTTTTTAGACCTAAAACAGACTTTACTCCTGGCGAAACATATTTAGTAGATGATATATCTGGAACAGGTAATACGCTAGGAGTTTATTTAGGTTTGCCTGGTTCATCTAGTGCTGCAGCAGTTGCTGTTTCTAATCCTGCTATACAATTTGTAATGAATAGTGTTTTAGATTTATATACAGCAATAGCTAATGCATTTAACTCTGTTGCAGCTATAACACAACATATTACGTTTCAGGCAACTCAAGATGGTTTATCATACACATTATCACAAAGCTCGATAAATGCAGGATATGTATTACAAAGAATTATTATAGGTGAATTAGGAACTGCAGCAGACCCTGATGAATTAGGGGATGAAACTGATACTGCTAGTTTTAGTGCTGGTGAGTGGTTAGAACAAACTTCTATATATCCTTTTACAGATAGATTTGTAGTAGTAGGACATTATTCATTTGTTAATGAATTGTATTTATATACACAAGATAAGATACCTGGTCAGACACAATTTGGTCATATACATAAATTAGTTTTTGATGTTAATGGAGAACTTGTATCACAGGAAGTCATTTATGGAAATGCATTAACTTTTCAAGATACAAATAAATTAATTGTTAGAGGTATAATAGAAAATAATTGTGTTCAAAGATTAGTATGGACTGATAATTTAAATCCATTAAGAACAATAAATGTTTTAGATGATAATTTAGCAGCTTTATCTTTGGAGTCTTTATCTGCTACACCACAGTATCAATTAAGTCATCCTATAGTTACTAATGTGACTGCGGGCTCGTTGCCTACAGGTATGTATGAATATGGGTATAAATTACTTTCTGCTGGAGGTGGTGATACAAGCGTATCTACATTAAGTAATCTTGTTCCTGTTGGTTTAGGGGATTTTGATGGCGATACATTTGATATGGTTGGTGATATTGCTATTGGTGTAGATAACTCTGGAAAAGGTTTAGAAATAAAAATAAAAGGATTAGATACTAATTTTGATACTATAAAACTTTATGTAATTTATTATGCAAATAATTTAGCAGGAGCTGGACAATTATTTGAGGTTACAGAAGAAACATTTTCAGGTGATGAATTTACTTATGTACATTCAGATTTAGACCTATCAATGCCTTTGGTATTAGAAGAATTTACAGTACAAAATAATACTTGGAGATTCTGTAAAGCTATAGAGGTTAAAGATAATATATTATTTGCAGCTAATCTTAGAAGTTTACCTGAAACATTTACATTTGATGCTCAAATAAAAAGATATAAAGGTATATCTACAGCTACAACTTCAGACCCTAAACTACGAGAAATATCTGCTCGAACAGATTCTACTCCCGCATCAGGTGGTCTTGTAACTAATGATTCTTCATTTGATAATTCTGTAAATAGATATTGGCAGTTACCTATTAAAGACTCTAAAAACAATGCTAAGTTTAGAAGAATTTTAGGTGGACATACAGATGATTTTGATAATTCTGATAATGGAATTAGAGTATCATTTCATATGGAAGATAGGATAGCTGAAAATAAAGGTAGTTTCGGAAGTGCTAGTACTAACTCAGGGCCAATAACTGAATCTATAACTGGACAAACTCCTAATCCGTTTTTAAATGGATATCCTATAAGTGTTAATAATGCTCAAGCTCATGCAAATCCATTATACACTAGTGTAAAAAAAGGTTATCAAAGAGGAGAGATATATAGATTCGCTATAGTATTCTATGATAGGATGGGTAATCCTGGGTTTGCTAGATACATAGGTGATATACAAATGCCTAATCACGAAGATGATTATTGGAGATTTTCTAGGTCTAATTCTAAAACTGCAGGAGTAGCAGGAACATTAACCTGTGAAATAGATGCTAATTGTCCTGACTATAGACTAAGTTATGTAGAAGGATTTTGGGGGCCTGCTCAGGTAGATAAAATATATAATGGTGTATATACTGATTCTAGTAATCCTGTAGCGGGTGGCTATCTACCAAAAGGTTTTAGAGGTGGAACTTTAGGTGAAGCTGAGTATGTACATAGACTTACAGATTTATATATAAGGTTTGAGGTAAAATTATCTAACGCTGTTAAAGAATCTATATCTGGATTTAAAATAGTTAGAGCAGAAAGAACAAATGCTGATAGAACAGTTGTAACACAAGGAATGTTAAATCCTATGGGTATAGCTGGGGGTAATGATAATTTATCAGGTAGATTTGTTAGTGGAGCTTTTACTGGAACTAATGTATTAGAAACTGATTGCTTCTTCCATTCTTTTGCTAATAAATATCAATTTGCTGGTGGTGGAGACTGGGCAGATGATGGTGTAGATTATACTCCTTCAATAATTGACCATAATTATAATGGTATTTATTCGTTTAGATTAATGCCTATAAACTTTGGTATAAGAAAAAATATACCACATAGAGGAGATGGTAACCTTTATGCAACAAAATTAGGTTTTGCATATTTTTCAGGTGCAGGACTTGGAGCAACAAATGGAATAACTACCTATCAAGGGCCAAATAATGTAGAATCAGCTTTTCAGTATAAAAATTCAATTTTAAATACATACCCTGAAACCTTTAATCAAAATAATGAGTTTATTAGTTTTAGATACATAGATGCTTCTAATACTTATAAATTTGGATGGCCTGCAAATTCTAAAGCTACACATCCAAATTATTTTACACTTGACTCTTTAGATGTTATGGGTGGAATGATACCATATCAAAGAAAGTCAGGAGATAAATTAAAAATAGTAAGTGTATTATCACAATTTTCTCAACTTAGAAAAGACCATGGTTTAAGTTGGAGAACACCTTCAGGAGCTACGTTTAATGCATACACTTATAATACTGGTATAGGACAAAATAGTTTACCATATAATCAAATGGTTACTCCTCAACATAATTTACAATTTATATCAGAAGTAGGTCATATAGGTCAAAGTGATACTGCACAAAGTGCAGGTTTACCAGAAACAGCTCAATTTACTAATGAGAAAATTTTAACTGAATTAGGTAACTCTGGAAGAAGAAGAGAGCATCAATTTGTAGAGTGGTATGTAGAAGACACAGGATTATACAATAAAAGAGCCTATGAAAATCAATTTAGTAATTTAGTTAATCATGAAAGTGCAGGTGTATTAGATAATGATTTTGATATATTAGATTCTGAAGATATAGGATTTGGTGAAGTAAAAAATTCATTTATGAATTTTGTGGGTTCAGGTATGGTAAACAGAGGCGCACATGATATGACTTTTACTTCTTGGCGTTCTCCAGAAAAAGTATATACTCTTTCTAATCCAGGCACAATAAATAATCCTTCAACTTTTTCTTTTGATGCTACCTCTAGTAATGGCGTAATGGGTGAGTCTGGATTCTTAAAACATATTGTGCCCATATCTCTTACAGTTAAAGATAGAAATTCTGGTGCAGATGGACATAATCTTCCAAACAGTCATTATACTTCAAGTTATGATATATGTAATCCAACTTTAGGTTTAAGAATAGATGGTTCAATATTAGGTATAAACTTATTACCAGAATTTTATTTTGCTGGTGAAGGTTCAAGTGGACAAAATGTAGGCTTACCTAGTATGGTAAGTATAGACACTAAGAGAGTTTTAGATTATAGATTTGATGATGCAAATATAAAGCCTATAGCACATAAATTTGCATATCCAAAACCATCAAAAACTTTATTCTTTTTCCCACATAGATATTTATGTAATATAGTTAGAAATTTACCAAATCAATATGGTGGTAATTCTGCTAGTGCAATATCTTCTACTAGATATATTAGTACAGGACATTTTACTGCAGTTACACAAGATGCTAATAATTATTCTGCTGATGTTTCAGGAGGGGATACTTTTGTAAATATATTTGCTTATAATAAATATAAAGGTATGGGAGCAGACGGGGGAACAGAAAATAATGGAACTCAACTTGGCGCTGGTTCAGTTTCTATTCCTATAGAATCTAAAATAAATTTCGACTATACTCATCATGAACATTTTAAAAGAGGCGATTATTTATTGCCAAGTGGTTATCCTGCGGGTCAAGAAGCTCCAGCATTAAGTAAAAATTATGACGGTATAGATAAAATAGATTACTATGAGGTATATTCACAAGAGTCTACTACAGTAGGATTTTTATCAGATAATAGTGCATTTGATTGTGTAATAACTAGATTTCCTAATCAGATAGCATATTCAAATACTAAATTATCAGGAGATATGTATAATGCTTGGGATACATTCCCACCTGCAAACTTTCATGATGTAGATGGTAATTTAGGAGAAATTAATTCTTTATTTTTAATAAGAGATAATTTATATTTCTTGCAAGAAAGAGGGGTAGGAAACTTACTAGTAAATCCAAGAACAGTTATTACAGATAGTTCAGGCGGACAAATATTTACAGGAACAGGAGACACAGTACAAGACCATTCTTATTTTAGTACAGAGTTTGGTACAATACATCAACATAGTGTTTGTATAAGCGATAATATGGCTTATTGGGCAGATGCTATACATGATGAGTTGTTTTCTTTTGATGGAAGAAAGTTAACGTCTATAGGAGATATAACAGCTAATAAAAAGTTTATTAGAGATATAATAGGAGGATATAGCTACATAAATCAATTAGGTGTACAATTAAGTGCATATGATTATAGCAATACCTTAAAAGCAAATGATAGACCACTAGTTAATTCTGGTATACACTCAGTATATGACCATAAAAACAATGAAGCTATATTTACATTTTTTGACTCATATAAATTAAGAAATACTAGTGAATTTGCAGTTAATAAAAAAAATGAGGTATATAATACAATAGCATATAATGAACAATTAAAACTTATAACATCTAGATATAGTTATAAACCAAGTTATTGGATTTCACATGACAATAGAATATATGCAATAAGTAATTCTAGTACAAAGTCATACTCTATGAAAAGTAAAAATTTAAATCTTTGGGATGATGAGTTGGCTACATTATGTACTTTTGAAAACAATGCACAGGCATTTAGCATAAAATTAATTTTAAATGAATCTCCTAGTATTTCTAAAATATTTGATAATTTAGATATAATCTATGAAGGAGAAAACCAAGCAGGAGCTACAGCAGGTAATCCTAATCCATTTAAATTTACGGCTATAACTTTTAATTCTCCTGAAATGGATACTACTCAAACTGTAAGTTATATAAATGGTGATGTAGAAAGTTATAGGTATGGAGTTTTAAAATTACCTATAAGAAATCAAACTGCTACTAACAGATTAAGAGGGACTTATATTACAACAACAATACTTGAGAATGTAAATATGACTAGAAAATATAATATATTTGCAATAGGGTATAAATACAGACAATCTAATAGATAAGATATGGTAAGAAATAAATATAGAAAACCAGGAGGAAAAGTTCCTAGTAAGTTTAAAGGCTTTAGTATGTTGCCTGAACAGGTACAAGAAGAAATGAATCCTGAACTTGCAGAAATGTATTTAAAGGGCGGTAAGTATCGCAAGAAAAAAAAGAAGTTTAAAAATGAAGGTGGCGTTAGTGGGATTGAAGAATTAACTACTCCTTCAAAAGGATTAACTCAAGGTGCTGGTTTAGCAGGAACGGTTGGTGCTACTGTAGGACAATTATCAGATGACGGTGATGCTACTACTTATAAGGCAGGTGAAGTGATTGGAGATGTTGCTAAAGGAGCCGCAGCAGGTGCTGCATTTGGCCCTGTTGGTGCAATAGTTGGTGGTGGTGCAGCTTTAGTTTCTGGAATAATAAATAGAAATAAAGCTCGTAAAGAAGAGAAAAAACAAAAAGAAGAGCAGTTAAATAAACAACGTGAAGAAACCACAGCTAATATTAAAAAAAGTATAGAGCAAGCAGAGCAACAAGAAGAACAAGCAAGACTTGAAAGGTCTAATGAGGCTTTACAAAATATGAATCCTTTAGATACTACAGGTGTATCTAATACTGTTATGGCAAAAAAGTATGGTGGTAGATTTAATATGGGTGGTAAAAAAACCAATATGCCTCCTCCACCTCCAGGATTTATGTATGATAAAAATGGCAATCTTGTAAAAACAAATAGAGCTTTAGATATTAGAGAGCATGGGGGTACTCTTGCGGGAAAGTATTCGATAGGGCAGATGCGATAGTAACAGGTCAAGAGGAGATAACAGATGCTGCCCATGGCAAGGCCATTACTAAAGCTAAATCTCCTATAATAAAAGCAATACTTTACACGGAGGCAGATAAATTTGTTACTCCTGGAAAGTATAAGCACGGTGAAAATGATATACCTATTATTGGAGATACAATGTATTTAAAGAATGGTAAATCTAAAACAAAAAATATGGGTGATGGTTCTTTGATATTTAACCCTAAACAAAGAGAAAGAATTGAAAAAGCTAGAAATTTAAAAGAGTTAGGTGAAGCTATAATAAAAGCTGAACAAACTTGGGCAAAATATAATACAGACTAATGGCAAAAGCAAGTGGTAAAT